TGTAACAACATTCAAATGGCGAGGAAGATTCAACTTAACTCTGCTTATGGTGCTATTGGCAATCAGTATTTTCGATACTACAAATTGGCTAACGCTGAAGCCATTACCTTGAGTGGACAAGTTTCTATCCGTTGGATAGAGAATAAGATGAATGCTCACATTAATAAGATTTTAAAAACTGACGGAGAAGATTATGTTATTGCTTCAGATACTGATTCCATTTATCTTAATATGGGTCCTCTGGTTGAGGCTGTATACAAGGGCAGAGAGAAAACTAATGAGGGCGTTGTCACGTTCCTTAATAAGATCTGTGAAATGGAATTTGAGCCTTTTATTGAGAGTTCTTATGAAGCGTTGGCCAGCTACGTAAATGCTTATGATCAGAAGATGTTCATGAAACGTGAGAACATTGCTGAACGTGGTATATGGACTGCTAAGAAAAGATATATTCTAAACGTATGGGATAGTGAGGGTGTTCGTTATGATGAACCCAAACTAAAGATGATGGGTATAGAAGCAGTTAAATCTTCTACACCTGCACCTTGTCGTACTATGATTAAGGATGCACTTAAACTTATGATGAATGGTACAGAGGATGAAGTGATTGATTTTATTGATAAGTGTCGTAATGAATTTAAAGCACTTCCACCAGAAGATATTGCATTTCCTCGTACAGCATCTAATGTTCAGAAGTATCAGGCATCATCTACAATATATGCCAAAGGAACTCCTATACATATACGTGGTGCATTACTTTTTAACCATTACGTAAAGAAGAAAAATCTTACAAATAAGTATTCTCTTATTGGTAATGGGGAAAAAGTTAGATTTCTTTATTTGAAAAAACCAAATATTATTCAAGAGAATGTAATATCATTTATTCAAGACTTCCCCACGGAACTCGGTCTTGACAAATACGTTGATTATGAACTACAATTTGAAAAGAGTTTCGTGGAACCACTTAAAGCCATCTTAGATGCTATAGGATGGAATGTGGAAAAAACTGTAAACTTAGATTTATTTTTTTCTTAATGGACTTACCTATCAACGATAAAGACTTAGCAACAATAGTCAAAGCATTATCTCTAGGTGGAGATGCTAGATTATATCATCTTTTAAAGGAGGTAAAGCAAGTTAGAGATCTTAATCCCGACGGACCTTATAAGAAAATTTTACGTGAAGAAAAAGGAATTTCAATTTAATGGATTTTTTGAAAGATATTGTAAAAGAGATTGGTGATGAGTACACCCAAATCGCAGCAGACATCGAAGGAGAAGAACGATTCATTGATACAGGATCATACATCTTTAATGGATTGGTGTCGGGTTCCATTTTTGGTGGCGTATCTAGTAATAAGATTACTGCCATCGCTGGTGAAAGCAGTACTGGGAAGACTTTTTTCTCGCTCGCTGTGGTTAAAAACTTCCTTGACAATAATCCTGATGGTTATTGTCTCTATTTTGATACTGAAGCCGCAGTTAATAAAGGATTACTTGAATCTCGTGGTATAGATTTAACCAGATTAGTTGTTATTAATGTTGTTACTATTGAGGAATTTCGCAGTAAGGCACTTAGGGCAGTTGATATATATTTAAAGACTCCTATAGATGATCGCAAACCTTGTATGTTTGTGTTAGACTCTTTAGGTATGCTTTCTACAGAGAAAGAAATTCGTGACGCATTGGATGATAAACAAGTAAGAGATATGACCAAATCTCAGCTTGTAAAGGGAGCGTTCAGAATGCTTACTCTTAAAC